GTGGAAGCTTCATGATTTATAACAACATATTAGAGGGCGACTTGACCGTGTTCGGGTCGATCAGCTCGATGCCTGCATGGTGGATGGCCTCTTCTTCTTTCATGGGATCAACCGGCTGGCCGTTGGCGGTCCATGTCAGGGCGAATTGCTGCCAGCGGCCTAGCATCGTCAATTCATGATCGAGCCAGAAGTTAACGTGCCAGCGGTTATCCAGCACGGGCGGTGTCAGCTCGTTTCCGTCTTGGTCGTAGGTTCCCGGCGTGATGACATAGGGGCCGATCTCAGTGATAGTGACGCCCCGCACGGGGCGAAGCGGGCCGGATGGCGGCACCGCTGGTGTGATTTCGTCGCCCGTCTCAGGGTCTGTGATAGCCGGTGCACCAGGGTTCTGGTGCTGGACAAGCCCGACCAGTTGCGCCTGTTGCCAGAATGTCGCCTGATCAGTAGCCCGCACCATGCAATGGAGAACGCCACCTCGGATCGCCGCGTATGCCCGTTGACCGTCCACCATTAGATACCCGGTTTCGGGGTCTGTTTCCCAGCTCATGAGGACGCCTCCGCGATGCCCGCGTCACCTATGTCAGCGTTCCAGGCCCTGAAAAGGCCTATGGTGCCCATGTAGTCATACCCGAGATCGAAGTCGGTCGCGGACAGGTCGGGCAGTGCTGTGGGTGTTGTGAGAGCGGTAGCGGAAACTCCGTCCATCGCAACGTTTAAGAACGTACTCCCAAACCTACCCGCTGTATTAAGTGGCACAAGAACGCCTGGGGACAGATCAGCAACAGCGCCATTCGTATCCTGTCCGAGTGTGGCAATTCCGTTGTTCATAATTGCATAGGCAGCACCCGTTCGTGTGCTGTCTGTGCGAAGCCGCATTTGAACATACTGCCCGCCAGTTTGCCATCTGATCATAGTGGCCGTGGCGTTGTCGCCATCGTCCACATACGTCATCTTCCCCTGCATTTGGAAGCTCATCGCCGTGGCACTATACGGCATATCGGCGGCGGCGATCTGTAGGGACTCGGTGGGGCGGGTTGTTCCGGCCGCAAGGCCGTAGTTCGGCATGTAGGATGAGGGGGTGGAGCCTGCTTCGAGTTGTGCGCCGTATATGAGGATGGAGGAGGTGCCATCCTGGTCAACGGTTATGCTGTTATCTGATCCGCTGATATATACATATAAAAGACCCGACGTATCTGATGCATCCGTTGTGAATGTGATGCTGCATCTATGCCAGCCATCGCCCGCGTCATTTATGTTTGCAGTAAATCCTGTCTCTTCCGTGCCTTTTGCCCCCGTGCTTAAATTAAACCAAGCGCCGCCATCCGCTGGAGTGGTAAAGCCCTGAGCCGCCAATTTTATCCAGCTCAATGCATCCGCTTTCGCAAAAATAGAAAAAGTGTAGGCCGAGTTGGTAGCTACAGTCGATGATAGCCGGACCGAGCTGTTGTTAGTGCCGCCAGTGTTAGTGTCGGTTAATGTGTGCGCTGAGTTCGATAGACCATCCGGGCCTGTTTCGTCAGCAACCGGAGTCGCACGATTAGAAATCCATGATGTGGTGAAGTCTTCCGACTGAGTAATTAAATTCGTCCGCGCCTCGGTCTCCAACAGGAGGCCCGAGTTCACCCATGCAGACCCGTTGTAGGTGTAGTGGTTGCGCCGTGCTTGGTAGACGGCGGCGGATGTTGTGGGGACGTAGGAAGTGCCGGTGTCGGGGTTGTTGACCATGCCGCCGAGGTCGGAGCGGTAGGCCCACATGGTCGAGGGCGTGCCGGTGATGGTCAGTGTTAGAGTGGTGGTGCTTGCGGTTATCTCGACCGGATTGCCTGCCGTAACGGTTCCAGTGCCCGCGCCTGTTAGTGCAACGCTACCTGATCCCGTGATTTCCACGGTATAATCCGCGCCGCTCACGACCGTGATTGATTGCGTGGCGGGTGCGGCGCTGTTCAAGGCTAGATTATGCGGAGCCCACTTGATCAGGCCGTCTGAGTCCACCATGGTCGCATTGCCAAGGCGGCTGTGGGTGAAGGTGCTGTCGAAGGTGCTGACTGCTCCCGCCTTACGGTAATACTCCTCCTCGAAGTTGGCGACGAGACCTGGGCGAAACCCCGAGATAGCGTAAAGATCTCGAAGGAACCCTGCGCGGCGACGACGGAGGAGCGGTAGGTTAACCATTAGTACAAGCCTCGGAACACCACAATGACGTCGACGTCGTCAGTCCCGCCGCCGCTGATAGCTGGGCGGATGTAGGCCGAGCTGAGGGAAAATTCTGCGATGCCGTCAGCTGTAAGGCTGATGTCGTTGCCCTGCAGGTCTTTGGCAGTGAACCAGGTAGTGCCGTCGTTGCTGTGCTGCATGACGACCGTAGCCCCGTCAAAGGTGCCGGAGGCTTGCACGGAGGCAGCTAGGCCCCACTGCTCAGAGATAGGCAGTGAGTTGATCGTGTCGCCTGTGGCGCACGCTTCCCAGATAACTCTAGGGATTTTAGCGATAGTGCGGTCGATGACAGGGGATACAGTGGCCATGGTGCCCTCCGTTTGCTGCTACATACACCATTAACATGACATGTGCAACAAGCAAAAATACCCCCGGTGAGGGGACACCGGGGGCAGTCTAGGAGGAAACTGCGCCGAGGGATGGACGCAAAGGAAATGTACGACATTCGCCGCCCTATGTCCACCCTACAGCATCAATTCTCTTCACCTCACGCACGCGGTTGACCATGGACCCTTCTTCCGCCGAGGCAACGTGCAAACATAAATACTGCAATGCGTCAGCAATGTGGCTGGAGTCATTCTTCTCAATGACGTTATCAGCCTTGGGTTTGTAGCGGTAGCCGCCCATCATCGCGCTCTTGAGCCACCGGCAGCGCGGATCAACCAGGAAGGCAGCATCACCGTCCACCTGCCGCATGAGCAGGCCGTCCACCGCGTTGAGGCGTGCCGAGACAGCGTTAGTCTTAGCCCTAATCACCTTGAGCCCTTCGGCCTTGATGATGTCCACCGCGCTCCGCTCGTCGGTCTGCGCTCTCTGCAGCCCCGCCGGGTCAACCACAATAAGCACAGGAGCGCCCGTGAAGCGCTCGAAAAGTAGCGGCTTAAGTACTGTGCGCGTGAACCGCTGCACCCCCATGTCGAAGCTCACAGCCTCATCATATATAAGCACACGCCCCCTTGCATCCATCTGGCCGATGACTGCTGCAGGTGTAAGCCCGAGGTCCATGCCTACTACAATAGGTCTAACGCCGTTAAGAATGGGTCGCAGCGACTGGTGCGCCATGTGGTAGTCGGGCCTGAAGTACTTGAACACCGGCTGGCCTGCTGAGGACAGCCCATACTCCCCGTCGATATACACTCTAATATATTCATCACTGCGCCCCTGCGTGTCGTAGTACCCTTCCGGCAGGTTCTCCACGTTCTCAGCATAAGGGCTACGGCCTGACGGCTGCTTGAAGACAGCCCACCCGTTCTCACGCGGCGTGACCCCATCCTCAGGGTCTATCTTCTCCATCTGGTAGTACCACCAAGTCTCCATGGTGGGTGGGTTAGTGTCAGCGAAAACGCCGTGCCACGTAGGTCCGCCGTCCTTGACGGAGGGGTAGCGCCCAACACGCTTAGACAGAGCATCTACAATGTCAGGGTGAATGTCTCTACACTCGTTGATCCATGCGAAAGTCGCTTCGAGCGAGTTCAGGTTAGCCACATCATCCGCATCGTCCAACGCCCGGAACATCACCTCGCACTCGACATCACCCACCTTGAAGAAGTATGTCTTAGTGGTCTTCATGAAGTGCCCGCAGACACCAGGGGCAAACCAGTCGAGGAAAGTCTTAATCGTCGTATCAACAAGCTGGCGGACGGTCTGGCGGATAACTATGCAGCGGCTCTTGCGTATCCCTTGCGCGTTAGGTTCTTGCTGGCTTGCCCGACGTATCACCTCAAAACAGCAAGCCACAGACTTTCCCGAACCTACAGGACCGTTAATAACACGCATCCTAGCGTCAGATGCCATGAACTTGCGCACGGTGGGGGTCGGCGTATAGTCTATCTGAAGGGTCATTGGTTGGGGTACGTCGTTAATCTGTATGTCGTGGTTGGCTGTGGTTGGCCAGCGGAATAGTCTTTGCCTCTGATGACCTTAGTACTAAACGGTCTACCAATGACAGCCAGCTCACGCTGCTTGGCGAGACATTCCAGGGGTGATGAGAACTCAAAGATCTCCGGGGTCCGCATCGATGACCTTCGTCTTGGTCTCCACAACATCCTCTACCCCTCCTAGATTGATCGTTATGCGTACGCCACCGGCAGATTCACCAGTGTCGTTATCACCCTTACTATCTAGCCCAGCCCACTTGACCGTTGACTTGATCAGGTCCGCCTTCACAGTAGGGCTTACGTCAGGGTTGTGGATGAGTAACCAGGATGTTGTTAGGAGTTCTTCAGCTTGCGCTCGTGCCTTCAGCTTGAACGTCAGACCCTTGGCTTGGATCTCAGTGCGGTAGTCGTCGACCCGCTTGATGAACACCGGGTCTTTCTTCAGCGCTATCAGGGTGGCGGCGTCAATACCATGACGCGCCATAATATCCTGCATAGCTTCGCCGCTGCCCTCCAGGCGTAGAGCCATGTCGAAGGCAAGGCGGTCGTTCCACATCTTTGATAGTCTAGCCATGATCCCGCTCGGGCCAACAGGCGAACTCGCCGTGGGCTCTATATAACGCTCGTGCGTAAGCTACGCTACCATTATGACACTCTCGACGCTCAGGTTCCAGGATAGGAATAGCGACGTTAGGGAACTTGATTCTTTCAGCCGTCATCAAGGCTGGTGGTGGACTATTAAAGAGAGTGCGGTGGTTGTTAGTTGCGATGTGCTGGATACAGTGCTCGAACCGGCTTTTATAGCTGAGATCCTTCCGCATACGGGATAGCTCCTTGCGTGCTGCATATAAGAATGTAGCGTGGTCCCTATTAAACCTACGCCCAATACCAGCAATAGAGACGTCTGAAAGTACCAGGGTTGCGACTATCACCATGTTGCGCCGCCGCAGAACATGTCTCTGCTTCGTGTGCTCTAGCACCTCCGCTTCGGTCAGTCCGACATACTTACACCCCCAGTCTATGACTGTCTCCATGGGTAGGAGCACGCGGGTTGGATTGAACAGGTCGATAAGCTGGTTTCTTACATTTGACATAGATGGAGCCTACTGCGGATAGAGCGGTTCGTCAAGGGTGGGATGAGGGAGATAGTAGACAGTGGTGTATAGTTTTGTAAAATCAGGTTGTGTAGTGAGCGAGGTACTCAATTTAGGGGGCCTGCCGCTGCGGCCAGTCCAGGTGGGGTGGGGGTCCAGGA